ATGCCACGCCAAAACTTAATGCAGTCATGCAACTTAAAGTGCGTAACTACAATTTAATTGGTGATGATTTAAAACAAATTGGTTTTGTTGCCCAAGAAATTGAAGAAGTATTTCCTGCGCTTACTGAAACAGGAAAAGAAGATGGTATTAAATCAGTAAAAACTTCAATACTAATTCCAATTCTTGTTAAAGCCATCCAAGAACAACAAGCCCTAATCACAGCCCTGACAGCACGAATCACAGCACTGGAAGTTAAATGAGCTTAGAGACAGACTTCTACGCGCACCAAGCATCTTGCGACCAACGATACAAGAACATCGAAGAGAAGTTGGAGTCCGGCAAAGCTCGCATGACGCGGATTGAGTACCTCATCTACATTGTCATCGCCGCAGTGTTGCTAGGACCAGGCTTTGCAGCTGAAATGGTTAAGAAGTTGCTGGGGCTGTAAAGCAATGTGGATCCAATATCCTTGTGCTTATTGGCCGCTGGTATCTGTAAGCAGATACAGGCAGGGTGTGATTTGTACCGTGAATGCAAAACGCAGTTTGTTGAAATAAAGAAGACAACGGATGAGGTTGTTGCAGTTGGTAAAGAGTTGCAATCGTTCTGGAAACAGTTACTGCAATTCTTTGCAGGAAAACCAAAAGCAAAACAGCAACAGCAAGCAAAGCCAGTAGCAAAGAAGAAAGAGAAGTTTGTTGAGGTAGACGAGGAAGCAATACTGAATGACGTTGTAGACCAATTAATTCAGTTTTTCCATATCCAACAACAACTCGCAGACCACATCCGATCTGAGGAGGAGAAATCAAGAACTGTCTATGACCCTACTCAGAATCACTTTGAGGCCGCCATCAAGCGCGTGAGGGCGCAGGATCAGATGCAGAAGCTGGTGGAAGAGATCAGGATGGCGATGACTTGGAACGCCCCACCGGAACTAGGGGCGCTGTACTCTAAGGTCATGGATATGCATGAGATTGTTGGCGTAGAGCAGGAGGCAGCTAGGCTGGCGCAGGAGGCTAAAGCAAAGAGGGCAAGATGGCAACGTCAACAAAGAGAGGCCAGCCAGCGGTTAAAAGTGGGACTAAGCGTCCTGACCCTTATTCTTATCCTATACCTGTGGCTGCTACTGTTTTTCGTGACGAAACAGAGGATCACATGATGGGGGCGATGGGATGGATATTTGCCGTAATTCTTGTGGCGTTCTTCTTGCCGTTGGGCGCGTTTCTTTATCTTGACATCTTGGAGACTAAAAATGAAACCAAGAAAATGCTAGAAAAGATTGAGAGAATAGAACGACAGATTGAAAGGAAAAACCGTGACAAGACTCCTGATTCCATTGATGACAATCCTATTTTTGACAGGCTGCGAAGACAGATTTCGCTACCCATGCCAAGACCCAACAAACTGGAATAATGCAGAATGTAAGCCGCCAATCTGTACAGCTACAGCGACTTGTCCTGAGATGCTTGTGAAACCCGAACCGGAGAAGAAGTAATGCCTACCATCGGATATAAACCAAACAACCGCATGACTGCCGAAGAGATTGAAGTCCGTATTTGGGCTATCGTGATATTTGCTTTGACATTGATTCTTCTTGGATCGGTTGCCATGTTTCTGTACAGCGTTTCATTTGTGACGCAACCCATGTCTGGTATGGCCGCCATTGATAAGGTGTACACGCAACAGATCAACACCATCATGGTATTCATCACTGGGGTGTTGGGTGGTGTTGCTGGCCGGTCTGCTGTTAAGGCAGTGGCTAATGCCAGCGCCAAGGCAGAGGTCATTGACAATGACGAGCCGCCAGCACCATGAGCCTGTTTAATCCTTGGGTACTGCTTGGCATCATCATGTCGGTGATGTCAGCCTTTGGTGGTGGATACTTCAAGGGTAAGCATGACGAGCACACGCGACAGCAGATTGAGATTGCTGCGCTGAATGCCAAGGCAAGGGAAACCGAGCAGGCTATGGCACAAGTGGCTCAGACTTATGGACAAACATTACGAAGGGCGAACAATGCTGCAAAAGCTAAAGAAGACAAGTTGCGTGCTGATATTGCCAGTGGCACTCTCAGCCTGCGGATTCCTGTCAAAACCCAGTGCGCCGTACCAGCCGCCGGTGATGCCACCGCTGCCGCTGGAGATAACAGCGGAGAGGCACGAACCGAATCTAGTGGATCGACTACTGTCGCTGCCGATCTTCTCCAGATCGCAGCCGATGGAGACATCGCCATCCGCAAGCTCAACTCCTGCATCCAAACCTACGAAACCTTGAGGAACATGAAATGAATTTATCACCAAGTTTTACCCTTGAAGAGTTGACGCATACAGATCACCGCGAGTTTGACAATATGCCGAATGATGAGGAGTTGGCCAACCTGTACCGGCTGGCTGAATTCTTGGAGCAGGTCAAGGTTGTGATTGGCGGTAAACCGATCATGGTGAATTCTGCATTTCGCAGTGCTGAAGTAAATAAGGCAGTCGGATCAAGCGATAAATCACAGCATCGCCGTGGTTGCGCCGCAGATATCCGAGTGCCAGGCATGACACCAGATGAAGTCGTCAGAGCAATCATTGGCTCTGATCTTGAATATGACCAAGTCATTCGTGAGTTTGATCGCTGGACTCATGTCAGCATTCCAAACACTGAGGATGCCGATCCTCGCGCCATGGCTTTGATCATTGACAAGACCGGCACAAGAGCGTTTGCATAATGGCACTTAACCTTGATCAGCAGATAACGCCACCGGCAACGCCAAACCTTGGCACGCCTGGCGTTGTCTATGAGGAAAGGTTTTTGTCTCAATCTTTTGGTGGTCTGAATGTCTACTTCAGCAAGCTCACAGCACTGTTTTCAGCGTTGTTCGGTAGGCGTGGTGGCAAGTGGATCAATAGTCCCTATGGCGCGTTCCAAGACGGCACAGATCAGGTGGCGGCCAACACCACAACGGCCTATGCCATCACCTTTGACACCACCGACTTCAGCAATGGCGTGACATTGTCGAATTCGTCAAGACTCAATGTATCTCAGGCTGGTTTATATAACTTGCAATTCAGTATCCAGTTTACAAATACCACCAATGCATCTCAAGATGTGGATGTTTGGTTTCGCAAGAACGGCACAAACATTGACAAATCAAACAGCAGATTTGGCTTTGCGCCAAGGAAAGGTGCTGGCGATCCATATCACACCATTGCCGCACTGAATTTCTTTGTCAGTTTGGCTGCCAATGACTATGTGCAGATCATGTGGCGGCCAACAGATGTCGGTGTCAGTATTGAACACTATGCAGCCAGCAGCACACCCACCAGACCGGCAGTGCCATCAGTTATTGCCACTCTCACATTCGTGTCCAATTTGTCTACAGAAACCGCATAATTAAGCCATGGCACTCATTCCACTCAAAATCCCACCTGGCGTGTACCGCAACGGCACTGAATATCAGTCTGCCGGACGATGGTTTGACGCAAACCTTGTTCGCTGGTTTGAGAATACCCTACGTCCTATTGGCGGTTGGCGTAAGAAATCCAGCAGCCAGATGACCGGATCATGCCGTGGCTTTCTGACATGGCGAGATAACAGCGGCGACAGATGGATTGCTGCCGGTACGAATTCCAAGCTCTATGCCATGAATGAGTCGGGAACTCTCAAGGAAATCACGCCAACAGGTTTCACGGCAGGCATTGCAAACGCTGCCACTAAGACCGGCTATGGCTATTCAACTTATGGCTCATACGCTTATGGCGTGGCGCGTCCAGATATTGGGTCAGTAGCACCGGCCACCACATGGAGTCTGGACACATGGGGCGAGTATTTGGTGGCCTGCTCTGACTCTGATGGCAAGCTGTACGAGTGGCAGTTAGGTTTCACAACGCCAACACTGGCGGCTGCCATCACCAATGCGCCAACAGGTTGCGCTGCCTTACTCTCCACTGCGGAGCGATTCCTGTTTGCCTTGGGCGCATCCAGCAACCCGCGTCTGGTCAAGTGGTCAGATCAGGAGGACAACACTACATGGACGGCGGCGGCCACCAATCAGGCGGGTGACTTTGAGTTGCAGACTTCTGGTGCTCTGAAAGCCGGTAAACGTGTCAGAGGCATCAATTTGCTATTCACTGACGTTGATGTGCATACGGCCAGTTATGTTGGTTTACCTTATGTGTATCAGTTTGAAAAGGCTGGATCAGGCTGCGGCTTGATTTCATCTCAGGCCGTGGCCGCCATAGACACTGCCGCCATGTGGATGAGCAAATCAGGCTTTTGGACATTTGACGGTTATGTCAAACCTTTGCCTTGCGATGTCAGTGACTATGTATTCCAGAATCTGAACTACAACCAAGCCTCAAAGGTTTATGCTGTACATAATTCAAAGTATGGCGAAATATGGTGGTTCTACCCATCCAGCGCCAGCAATGAAGTTGACTCATATGTCACATACAACTACCGCGAAAACCATTGGAACATCGGTACATTGGCGCGTACAGCGGGAACTGACAGAGGTGTATTCTTAAATCCTTTGATGGTGTCAACTGATGGCTATATCTACGAGCACGAAGTTGGCTTTGCCTATGACGGCGGCTCTGTCTATGCTGAATCTGGACCATACGAGATTGGTGCTGGTGAGAACATCATGTCAGTGCGTCAGGTGATTCCCGATGAGCAAACGCTTGGCGAAGTGCAGATCAGTTTCAAGTCGCGGATGTATCCGACATCAACCGAAACGACTCATGGACCGTACCCAGCCGCGCAGCCAACTGATGTGCGATTCTCTGGCCGTCAGGTAAAGATCAAGTACACCGGCGCGGTGCTAGATGATTGGCGCGTTGGCGTGAACCGGTTTGATGTTGTGACAATGGGTAAGCGTTGAGTGATGAGGAAGACTTTGAGAGGCTGCGCCATCATGTGGCGGCGGCCTTAGAATACTCTGGCGGTACTCACAAAATTGAGGATATTGCTGAAGGGATTAGGCGGGGGCAGTTTCAGTTATGGGCTGGCCGCGATTCAGCAGTAGTGACTGAGATCATTGTCTACCCGCAGCTAAAGGATTTGCATTACTTCCTTGCTGGCGGCGACCTAGATGAACTCCGATTGATGCGACCTTTGATCGAGCAATGGGGTAAGAGCATAGGTTGCAGCCGAGTGTCTCTCGCTGGCCGTAAAGGTTGGGAGAGGACATTTTTAAAGGATGAGGGATACGAACCAAAGTGGTTCATTCTGTGCAAGGACTTGTAATATGGCTTATGAAGATTATTTGGCTAGTGGCAGTTGGACATCACTGCCGCCACCGCAATTCAACACAGGATTACTTGCAGCCGATCAACTGACTCCATACCAAAGAGCCATGGCTCAGATGGATCAGCGTACACCAGTACAGCAGTCTTACAACACTGGTTTGCTTGGTGGTGCTGGTGGATATAACCCTCAGTTGTTTAATGTATCTCTGCCAACAGCGCAAGCAATTAATAGATTAAATGCTCAATATACTGCTGCTGGTGGTGGTTCAGTGCAAGCAGATGCAGCGGCAAGACAAGCGGCAGCGGCAGAAGCAATGGCAGGATTAACGCCTGGTGAGCAAGCCGCAATACAAGCAATGGCACTTCCTAATATTGCTAATTTTTTAACCCCAATTCCAATAAAAATATTAATGCAAATTTTGGGGCAACCTGCATTTGGATCAACATCATCTGGCGGCGTAAGCGCCACCAGCGGTAGTCCCATGGCTGGTATTGCAAGTAGTGGAAATGTGGGTCAGGTTGCCAATGCAAACACTACTGCGGCCAATGCTGCTGCTAGTGCTGCTGGCGGTAATGTTGGCTCATCAGTTGGAACAACTGGCGGTGTCAGTGCTAGTAGTGGTAGTCCGATGGGCGGCATGGGAAGTGGCGCAGCCGGTGTTGCAGCGAGTCCTGGTAGCACTGGCGCGGCTGGCGGCGGCTCTGGTGGCGGTGGAGGCGGCTGCTGTTTTATCATGCTAGAGGCTAGATACGGTGACGGCACTATGGATTCAGTTGTTCGTAGATACCGCGATGAGAAGATCACAGACAGAAACAAGCGTGGCTACTACAAGTTGGCCGAGGTATTCGTTCCGCTGATGCGTGAATCGAAAATATTCAAATTCATGGTGGCTAAGACCTTTGCTGATCCACTGGTTTCATATGGGAAATACCACTATGGTGCAAACCGTCATGGTTGGATATTCAAACCAGTTGAGCGATTTTGGATGAAGGTTTTCAATGTGTTGGGCAATGACACACAATTTATCCGTGAAAACGGTGAAACGGTTTAAGGAGTAAAGACATGAGCAAAGGCGGCACAAGCACAAGCAGCACCAGTATTGATCCCGAATTAAAGACTGCGTATTTGCAGAATCTGGAGCAAGCCAGAAGTGTGGCGGCAGGTTTACCAGCGCAACAATTTGCTGGTTTCAATCCAATGTATCAAGCCGGTGAGCAGGCCGCGTACAACATTGGGCTGACTCCATTCACAGCGCAAAGCATTCAAGAATTCCAAAACCCATACGAGCAGCAAGTCATCCAAGGCACGCTTGGCGACATTGAGCAGTCTAGACAGATGGCGGCATTGCGTGACGCGCAGCAAGCTACTGCCGCCAAAGCATTTGGTGGCTCTCGCTACGGTGTACAGGCCGCGCTGACAAACCAAGGCGCGTTGCAGACAGCGGCCAGAACTGCCGCACAGATGCGTCAGCAGGGCTACGGTCAATCGGCACAGTTGGCGCAAGCAGCGCGTGGCATGAATCTGCAAGGCGCTCAGACGGCCATGCAGTTGGGCGGTGCGCGTCAGCAGATGGAACAAGCGCAGTTGGATGCGGCACGCAATCAGGCGTTGCAACAGTTGCAGATTGCACAGGGCGGTTTGAGTTTGAGTTTGCCGAATTTAGGTCAGCAGAGTCAAACACCGTATTACACCAACCCCGCTGCTAGTGCGGCGGGTGGTGCTCAAGCTGGATTTGCTGTTGGTGGACCAACTGGTGCGGCTATCGGTGCTGGTCTTGGTTTGCTCTTGGGTTAAAGGATAAAAAATCATGGCATTTGACTTAACGCAACCATTTAATTATGAGCCAATGAAATCTGGTGGCGGTGGCTTTTCCGCGCCAGACTTTGGCTTGCTGTTTGGCGGTGGAGGCTCTGCACTTGATGAGTACCTGACCGAAGATCAGAGGCAACAAATGCAACGTCAGGCGATGTTGCAATCAGCAGCAGCACTTCTGCAAGCTGGCGGCAGAAGTGCTACACCCATTTCACTTGGTCAGGCTTTGGGCAGCGCGTTGCAGGCTGGCACTGCCGGTTACCAAGGCGCACAGACAAATGCTATTCAGCAGTTGATGACCAAGCAGAAGATGGATGAGTACAAACGCCAGGTGGCTGACGAGCAGGCATACAGAGAGATGTTTGCTCAAATGCCAATTGCTAATGCTCCAATGACACCAACACAGGCTTTGGCGGTTGGAGGTGGCCAAGTTGGACCAACAGTAGAGCGTGCATCAATGATTGGTATGCCAGCACCATCAGGTGTTGCAACAACTGGTGGTATGCCTGCTTTAAATCCAATGCAAATGAGTTTGTTGTCTCGCATGACACCCAAAGAGGGGAGAGCAGAACTATTGAAATTATCTCAGCCGCCAGAGATTACAGGTTCACCATTCAAAGGTGCTGACGGCAAGTATTACTACATGACAAAGCAAGGTCCAATTCCTGCAACCGTTGCGCCTGCTGACTTGGCGGCTGAAGAGTTTGGTACGCCTCAACCGCAAGTAGTTGATGGTCAAATTCAAATGGTTCAATACAACAAGTATGGACAAAGAAGAGTCGTTCCAAATGTGATGCCCTATGAGGCACAGTCACCAGACATTCGCGCTGTTGAATACATTCAAGGCAAACCATTGGCCGGCACAGGTGAGGCTGGTATTGGTGCTGTTGGTAAGTATCGTCAACAGATTGCACCAAAGAATATTGTCAATGTGCCTGATATGACTGGTGGTCAAAAAGGCTTTGAAAATGAGATGTCTTTAGGTAAAGCGTTCAGAGCAGAGCCTATTTACAAAGACTTCAACGACATGAAGACTGCATATAGTCAAGTTGTTTCATCTTTGGCGCAAGGCACTCCAATTGGTGACGTTGCTGGCGCTACTAAGGTGATGAAATTACTTGATCCTGGCTCTGTTGTGCGCGAATCAGAATTGGGAATTGCGATGGCCGCGTCTGGCCGTATGGATAGGTTGCAATACTATTTCAATAATTTCATGTCAGGTGAGAAGTTGACACCTACACAACGCGATGACTTTAGGCAATTGTCGGCAGAGCTTTATGCGGCTGCTGGTCAGGCTTACAACCAAAAGCGCAGTGAATATCAAGGTTTTGGAAGTCAATATGGGTTTAAGAATCTTGATACCGCTTTGGGTGCGCCAGCCACTTTGCCATCAATTGTGAAAAAGCCACCGGCTGGCGCAACAGCGACACCTCCGGCTATTCAAGATATTTTGAATAAATATCCAGCAAGGAAACCATAATGGCTGAACCAACTATTGATGATCTGTATAAATCTTTGGCGGCTGCTGACGCGGCTGGTGATGTGCAGTCTGCACAGATTTTGGCTGATTACATAAGAGCAGTGCAGGCCGCAACGCCACAGCAAGAACCAACGCTAACAGATGAACTAAAGCGTCAAGCCGGTCTATCTGTCAGACCCATGGCGCAGGCCGTAATGTCGGCTGGCGGTATGTTGCCGTTGGTGGTTGATCCTGCTGTCAACTTCTTAAATCTGGCCGCAGGCACTAACCTGCCAACAATGACTCAGGCCATGCCTAGAACGCTCTCAGCGATGGGCTTCCCTGAGCCACAGACAGCGCAAGAGCGAGTCGTGCAGGACATGGCAACCGCTGGATATGGCGTTGGAACTGCGGCTAATCTGGCTCAAAAAGCTCTGCCCATGGCGCAGTCTCAGACAGCGCAAGAGTTCTTAAAGATGCTGGCTACAAGTCCTACAGCGCAAGCGTCAGCAGCTACAGCGGCAACGGCTGCCAGCGGTGCATTGCGCGAGGGTGGTGCGCCTCCTTACGCGCAATTAGGCGGTGCAATGATGGCCGGTATGGTTGCGCCTGGCGGTCCAACTCTCCCATTAACTCAACGCGCTTTGGTTGCGCCTGTATCTTCAATGGTGCAACCGTTCACGCAAGCTGGCAGAGAAACCATTATTGGCAGTCTGCTAAATAGGCTTGCAACGAACCCTGCGAAAGCGCAGCAAAATCTAAGCAGAGCCGAGCCACTTGTGCCTGGCGTGCAACCCACTACAGCCGCCACAGCGTTTGATCCTGGCTTGGCCGCTGCCGAGACTGCCATCAGAGCATTGGATCAAACTGGCGCGTTCCCAAGCCGACTGTCTGCTAATCAGCAGGCTTTGCTTGAAGGGTTTCGCAAACTCTCCGGCAAGCCTGGCTCTGTGGCCGTGGCTGAACTCAAGCGCACCGATGTCACTAAGCCATTGCGTGAGCAAGCCTTTGCCGGTGTGACGGTTGACCCTGTGACATTCCAGACCGGCATCAAGCTGGTGGTGAATCAGGCCATCGACAATGTGATGAGAAGTCCTGTCGGTGTGCGTCAAGATGTTGAAACCGCCATGAAGTTTGCCGCTGATCGAGTGGCTCGCGCAAAGTCTCCGATGGAGTTGTACGAAATCCGCAAGGACTTGGCGGCAGCCGCGCAAGGCAAGTACAACCAAGAAAATCCAAGTCTGCGATTGGCGAGTGGACAACTCAAGCAAGTCATTGCAGCCGTTGATGATGTGATTGACGCGGCAGCGCCTGGCTTTAAAGGCTACATGGAAAAATATTCCAAGATGTCCGGCCCTATTGATCAGATGCGCGTGTTGCAAGAGATTGAGCGCCGTGTCACTACCGGCCAGCCAAACCTGATGACCGGTGAGCCTGTCTTGGCCGCGGGTAGTTTGCGCCGTCAACTGGCAAACAAGGCCGAGGAACTTGATCTCAAGCTGTCTATTCCGGCGCAGACGCGCTTGGATAACATTGTTGATGAAATCAATCGCGGTATGGCGGCAACAGCGCCAGGCGTTAAGCCGCCAGGCTCTGACACATTTAAGAACATGAGCATGGGCAACCTGATTGGACGAGTGTTCAGCGAGTCCATGGCTACTAACACCACACTGCGAACCATGACTCGGCCTTTGGACTTCTTGTACAAGCTGCCAGATGAGCAGATTCAGCAGTTGCTGGTGCAGGCAATGCTTGACCCTAAGATGGCCGCCATGATGATGGCTAAGGCGAACATCACCAAAGTCGAGCCGCTGGCCAAGTCACTGCGCGACAAAGCAAATCAACTCGGCTTTGGCACTACCATTGGCGCAACGCAAGGACAATAAATGGCAACCAATTACTACCAAGACCCATTTGGCGCACCAGACTACTCGGCTGAAGGTATGCCGAGTTTGTTTTCTCTGAGCAATTTGGAGTCTCTTGGGCGCGGCTCTGTTGCCGGTTTGCTTGGTCTTCCAGAAGATTTGCGAAAAATGCTGGTTAGTGAAAAGATGCAAAGAAATATGGATTTTCTAGCATCACAAAGTGGAATACCTCAGATTCCATATTTTTTACCTAGCAGCGAGGAATTAAAACAACGCACACCGCGCATGACAACGCCGACACCTCAAGCTGGATTGCTTGAAGACATTGGTGCATTCATGTCACCAGTGCCTGCGGCGGCTGTTGTGCCTTTGGCGAGTGGCGGCAAAGCAGGTTTGCGTATGGTTGGCAATCGCATGGCTGAAAATGTTGTGATGGGTAGGCCAAGTCTTCCTAGCTTGCTGGCTGAACCAGCATCAGCAATATTTGCAATTCCACCAGGCAAAAAACTGCCGGCAAAAGGTTTATTAGAAGAAACGCCAATAGTTAGAACACCAGAAGAGCAGGCCGTCATAGATAAATTCGGACAGAAGCAAGTACAAGAAAAAGCAAGGGCTAAGAAGGTTGAAAAGATGGCACTAGAGAGTGCATCAATGAGTCCAGAAGCTCAAGCCGCCTCCACGTTTAAATCACAAGGTAAGCGACAAAAAGTAGAAGCAGACTACTATCGAAAGATGGCCGAGGCATCTGGAGATGAAGCTGTATTAAAAAATGTAAGAGAGGGACGGCACTTAAAACAGACAGCAGGAGGCTATGTTGGCGCTCCTCGTACAGTGACAAGCGGCCAAGGATTGGGTGCAATGCGCCGATCTATGGATGCTGATTTTAATGATGCTGTTGAAGCTGTGCGCCTAGCTGATGAGGCTCGACTTGGTACTTGGTACGACAGAGCAAAACAAGGCATTGCTGAAAGTTCAGAACCCTATCAACTTAATAGAACACTTGAGCAGCATGGCGTTTATTCCGCTGGTGTTAGTCCAGAATCAGAATCTGGATTCGCATTAAAACACTTGAATAGTCGTGTAGCTGGAATTCCAGAAATGGCATATCGTGGTGCTCCAATGAGAAATTTGGACACTGCTGTGGCCGAGGGACGGCCAGCAAATATGGGATTCAAAATTGGTGAATACGCCAATAAGAATGACCCAAGAATACCCAACACAGGTTTATTTGGAGTGAACGATTTTAGGCGTGCTCAAGGAATGGGCTATACAGACCCGCAAGGAAATCCATGGAAGGCTGGAGTATCAGAGACAATGCACCCATTCATGGATGCTGAAACAGCACTTCAAGTTGATAGAGCAAACAAAGCCGCGGTTGGTGGAAGAACTAATTGGGGCGGTCCACAAATTCAAGAAGTGCCATGGGTTTACGGCAAGGGACAAGATTTGTATAGTCGTGGACTAAACAGTAGATATGCTGGAGATCAATTAGAAGGCATCAAACAATCATTGCGTGATGCTAATAACACCGCACGCGATTACTTCTACAAGCATATTGCCTCTGCCACTCATGAGGCTATACCTGGGGCAAACACAGGTCATTTACCGCAAATGATAAATGCGCCGTTTGAAGAAAAGTTAGCCTATGGAAATATTGGGCGGTGGGATGTACCGGCGCCAGAGTACGCTTTGAGTGATATGGGGACAGTTGGTGCTGGAAATCGAGATGTAATTTACAGTGCATTGGGATACCGTCAAGTACCAACAATTGACGCTACTGGAGCATATTTTCCAGAAGGATCAAAAATTGCAGAACACCAACCGGTTAAGATGGCGCGAGTATTAGCAGACTTTCCAACAGGTGGTGGAGGTTTACTGTCCATCCCAACGCAGCAGACAATGAGCTTTGCAGAACGGTTTCGTGCATTGATGGATGCAAATGAAGCGTTTGGGTTTAACTTACCAAATACTATGGCTGACGTTAAGGGAAAGAACTCATTGGTACTTGATACTAGAGCGTCAGCCCCTAAATCTTTAGATGAGCCCTATACAGGCGTAATGCCAAGTGACAAACAAATGGCTGCGCTTACTGCGGCATTGAATGATACTGGTTATGGCATTACACCAACAAGTCGTGGAGCAACAATTTTCCCATTTGATTCAAAAGCAACTGCTGCCGATGCAAGAAAATTGATGAAAAATAAGGGTAGTAAATTGCAAAAAATTTACCCTTCAGATATGAAGCCATCGCTTAATACATCCGGTTATGGGCCAGGCGTAGGAATATACACACCGGAGGGGTTCAGAGCCACCGAGCCTTTTAGCGGAAGAGCGACAATGGGCTTACTGAAGGAAGCATCATATCTTCCACCTGAAGTAGCCCTTAACTTGGGTGAGTCAGAGGGCGTTAGAAGCTCCATCAAAGGTAAGATGAAGCGTGATGCAGCTCTGCCTAATGCTAGAGCTGACATTCAAGAAACGCGCCGATTTTTTAGCGAGGCTGATTGGCCTAAAGCAGTTGCTTTGATACGCCAAGGCTATTCCCCAGCTGCTGCACTTACTGCTCTTGGCTATTCAGCGTCTAGTATGGCTCAAGACAAGCGTTGACTATTTCGCTTGTACCATGACTCAGCCCCAAAAGTCTGAGCTCTTTGCAAAGCAGATTCTTTCGCTTGCAATGCTTGTGCCGAAAGCTCATGGGCGTTAGCCAATAGCTCTTCCATCAACTCAGCGCACTCATCAAAATAACTGCCTGGCTCTACGCTTTTCAAAAACTCAATTGCTTCATCATATTTATCCATCATCTATCTCCAAACAGTGCAGCCACCAGCGGATCGCGCCGTGGCTTGAGTCTATGACCTCTTTCGCGCGCCAAGCGGAAAGCCTTATCGTCCAATGTCTCACGCTGCCTAAACCTACGCAGTCTCTCCACAGGTGTCAACGGTGGCGGTTTAACGGCATCAGTGCCAATTCCATACCTGTACACCGCCACCAGCACATTGCCTGATCTGCGCCACTCCTGAATGTGGACAGTGCCATCCAGCCGCAGTCGGTTGATCATCTGCTGCGCTGACCTCTCGGTGCAGTACACCTTACGGCCAAGCTCTGGCGCTGTGCAGCCGGTGCGCTGGAGGATGCTAATTACCTTTGGTAGTCTTGCGGATTTCATGCTCGCGCCTATCGTGTCTGTCTGCCTCTTCCTTGTCGGTAAACATCTTGCCGCAGATGCTGCAACGGTAGATTCTGCCCACCGTCACAATCGTCTGTCTGTCACCGCGCAGGCCATGCTGCTTACCCGACATTGTGCGTATTGTCTCAATCATTTTTTGCTCAGTGCCTTTGAGTAAATAAAGACTTGCTCACGGTCATTGATGTCGCGCTTGTCCTGCCTCTTCTTAGCGCAGTCATCTGCCGTTTTATAGCGTTTGAGTTGCTGATCTCGCGTCCAGATTGAGGGCTGGTCTTTGTAGTCGAATGCGTTCAAGTGTTGAGCTCCTTTAGTTTGGCTTCAATGTAGTCAATGACCGCCTCAATGCCATCAGGTGCGTCTTGCATATATTTAGCCGTTAGTCTGTCTTCTGCCGCAAGCCCTACCCATGTGCGCTGTGGTGGGGTGGTGTAAAAAGCAGTGCCAACACCTTTTTCACATTCCCACCAAATTTTTCGTGGTCTTCCGTTAATGCGTTGACCTTCGCAAACATCTTCTTTAACCCACGCCACAGGCTCTTGCTCTGGCTGTGCATAAGCATCTTTATACAACCCAAGGCGCTCGTTCTCGCTGTGCAGTGCTTGCAATGTTTTTTCTTTTGCCAAGGCTTCTTTGATAGCGGTGATGGCTTTTTCTTGGCGTTCAGTTGAGCCTCTCCATTCGCCAAAATTAACATCTTCAATAAAATCAAGCGCCAGCTTCAGAACTTCTTGTGTCATGCTTGCATCCTCTTTTTATAGCTCTCAGTTAGCACTTGCTTAATCCACTTTGATGCGCCAAGCCTCTTCCATTCTTCATACTGCCACTGCGTCAACTTCACGCCAATGCGTTGTTGCGAGTTAGTTAATTCTGATTTCGGTCTAGGCATTTACTTGTCCTCGGTCTGATCTAACAAAAATTTCACAATGCACATCAGCACCACCAGCGTTATGGCCATGCCTAACAGTGCCATCAATAGGAAGTTGATTACGGTTTCCATCGAAGTCCTTTGCATCAAAGTAAAAGAGTGCTAGCACCGCCAGCACAAGTACGATTATTCTCACTTCTGAACCGCCAGCAGCTCCATCTCCACTTCCTTGACGCGCTCGCGCAGGATGGTGACTTCGTGCTCCATCTCGGTGATCTTGCGCTGCATACGCTCTCTGGTCATGTTCTCGGCGTGAGTCCAGCCGATGAATGTGCCATCAGTCACGGCCTTACGAGCAAAGGTTTTGATGTCCTCGCGGCTGAAGAATCCACCGCCCACTTCCATGGGTGGCGTGAACTTGTTTACTGCGCGGTCAATCTCAATTTGCATATTCTCAGACATGGTTTTCTCCTTGTGGTTGTGTGTTCCAAGCCTGCACTAACAGGCTGGCGTTGTAGGGAATCGGTGTCACGGTGGACAGGAATAAGCCTTTGCCGCGCTGTTTACGCCCCCATGCGTCTACGGCATTGGTGTTCTTCAATTCATTGCGCTTGACAGCGTTGTAGACCGCGTGCTGCTTGTATCCAGCCTCTACCAATTCATCCATGGTCCGAGGTTCTTGGCAGTAGTCTTGGAGATCGGTCATTGTTCTCTCGCTTTCAACATTGCGTCTGCAACGGCATAAGCCACTTCTGCAAGTTTTTCTGTACCCGCACTAAATTGAGCGTTTTTTCCATTGATAACGGCATCCCAAACTTGTGCGCCTGTCATTGCTTGTGCCGCAAAGTAGTCCCGCAATGTCATGCCGTTACTGCCACCAATAATCTTGCCTTTGCCATCAGTAATGATTCCGGTTGGAAATGCTGGTTGATCGTTCATGATGACCACCATGCGACTAAGAGGGCGGCCAAGCCAGTGCCGATGACAAGGCACAGCAAATAGTCATAGGCAGCCTCTGCGCGTTTGCCAAGCCTGCGGTGGTTTGCATCAGTCATGGCGTGTTGTGTGTGGTTCATGGGGACTCCTTAAAAATGGGGGACGATGCCCCCTTGGGTTTACTTGCGTTCTACAGTGCCAACCAATTTGCCATCCATGATCAAAAACAAAATGTGTTTGGCAATGTTGAGTGTTTGGCGGCTGCGGTCTTGTGCGCCACCAGCAATCCATTCTTGAGCATCAGACATCAGGCCAGCTACAACCATGTTTGCGCCTGTGAATTGGTATGTGATGGATTCTTTGACCAACTCCACATAAGCGTCAATATCAGCGACTCCATACATATTGATGTTGCGTTCTTCTTGAGCAGTTGTTTGTGTTGCGTTTGTCATTTGAAATCTCCTTGGGGTTGGGTTGTTGATGAGTGAATCATAATCGATTTACCAAACTCATCAACAACTATTATTTAGACCTTACAAACTTGTCAAGTATTCTGCCACTACAATGTCCCTGCTGGTTCATGCTTCCAGCAGTTGCCACTTTGGGGATCGGTTCACGCTGATCCCCTTTTTTGCCTGTACACTTGACGCTTCAATCAAAACATGGTTAACATTCTAGACATGAAAATAGCACAGCAAGCAATTCACGATATAAAAACCAAGGTGGAGTCTGCCGGATTCAAGATGTCCGATCTCTGCCGAGTCGCTGAAATCAATCAAGCTCAGGTCAGTCGCTGGCAGAACGGCATCACTGAGCCACTGTACTCCACCGTCCTGCGCTTGGATGAGGCCGCCAATGCGTTGGTGTCAGCACGCATGACCATACTCAACAAGGCCATGGAAGAGGCCGTCAAATGAGCAAATACAGCATTGGCATCGATCCTGGCCTCTCCGGCGCAATCGCCATCCTCTCGACTGAGAGCCTCAAGATATTCGATATGCCCACCATGACGGTGGAGCGCAACGGCAAAGCCAAGCGACAGGTAAGCGCCAGCGAGCTGGCCGAGATGCTGTACCTGTACTCCGGCAGAGACTGCCATGTCTACTGCGAGCGCGTGAGCGCAATGGCAGGCCAAGGCGTTACCAGCGTCTTCAGCTTTGGCCGCAGCTTTGGCATGATCGAGGGCATTCTGGCCGCGTTTAAGATGCCGGTCACATTCGTGCCGCCAGCCACTTGGGTGAAGGCCGTTGGCCGTGGACAGGGCAAGGATGCCAGCCGCGCGCGCGCCATGGAACTCTTCCCATCAGATCAAGATCAATTCAAGCGCGTCAAGGATGATGGCCGCGCTGACGCTGCGCTGATCGCGCATTGGGGATCACGCCATGCAGGATAAAGAACGACAGATATTGCGAGAGCACATCATCTGGCTTGGCACTCAGTTGGAGTCGCAACGCAAAGCAAACCAAGACAAAGTCGTATTCATAAAGCGTTTGCTCGATCCCGAAGACCTCGGTCACGCGGCATCGCATGAGATACGTCAATTAGCTTATCAACTGATCATCAATGATCACCACTTAGAAAGAGACTCATGGCAACCAAACAACTAAGGCTCAGACCGTCAGCGGCATCGCGCTGGATCGCCTGTCCTGCATCAGCAAAGCTCTGCGCTCAAGTACCCTACCGGCCATCAGGTGAGGCAGCCCAAATTGGCACTGCCATTCACGCGCTGGCCGAGACTTGCTTTCAGCTTGGCTCAGACCCGATGCAGTTTGTCGGGCAGACGGTTGAGGGCATCACCATGACCGCTGACAACTGCGACTATGCGTTGCAGCACTTGAAGGCCATATGGGCGATTCAAGATGATCTAGGCTTGGTTAAGGTGGAAGTGCCTGTCAGCCTATTTAAGACACCAGCGTTTGTGCTTGGCGGTACTGCTGATGTCATTGGCTATTCAGAGACAAAGAAGAAGCTCACAGTCGCGGATTTGAAGACCGGCAAGGGTTGGGTTGACCCAGACACTGAGCAGTTAAAAATATACGCTCTGGCGGCCATGGCAACGCTGAATCTGCACTATGTGGAGGAGATTGAATTTCAGATCATCCAGCCGCATCACGGTGAAAAGCGCATACACATCATGACTGCCGATGAACTCGGTGAGTGGGAAGAAAACACATTGATGCCTGCTGTTGATGACGCAATCAGTGACGCGCCCAAATTCAATCCAACTGAGTCAGCCTGCCAGTGGTGTGATGCGAAGACAATCTGTCCGGCACAGCAACAGCAATTTGATGTCGTGGCCGCCAACACTGACATCACCGCGCTGAACAAAGAAGACATTAAGCAGGTCATGCTGGCGCTGACAGCAGACCAGATCAGCGCCATTCTGGACAAAGCGCCACAGGTAGAGAAATTCATAGATGCGGTCAGAGAGTACGCAATGCAGGCCATGGAAAAGGAAGGCATGGTGCTGGCCGGTTGGCAACTCGCGCCTAAACGTCCAACGCGCAAATGGGTTGACGGTGACAAGGCAGCCATGAAACTGGTTGACTCGGGACTTACCACTAGCCAGATATTTGAAACAACACTAATTACTCCAGCGGCAGCAGAGAAACTGCTACCAAAGGAAAACCGAGTTATCTTGGACGAGTTAACCGTCAAGATTTCAAGTGGACTGACGCTTGCAAAAGATCGCAGCCTAAGTCAATAATGCAACCCCTGTAACTTTGAAAGCGAAACTCAAAATGCTAAACCTCTCTTCTTCTGGCGGCTCTGGAAACTACATCCGCTTCTCTCCCCAAGCCAACGCTTGGACAAACAATCTCGGCGAGGAAATCCAACTCGGCAAGGTTGTATTCGACATCAACACGGTGCAAACCGGCTGGCTGCAACTCGGTGTAGGTGTACGCGATTGGCAGGCCGATGTCTCACTTGGCAAGAAAGGCCAGCAACCGTCACCTGACCACAAGCGCGGATTCATCATCCACTTCTACAACAAGGCGCTCGGATTGTGCGAGTGGTCATCTTCTGGAGTCGGTCCAAACATGGGATTGGAAAAACTGTACTTGGACTGCGCGGCACAGCAAGCCGCCAATGCTGGCAAGTTGCCTGTGCTGGAGTACACCGGCAGCAAACTGGAGAAGATCGGCAAGGGCACGACACGCATTCCAGCGTTCAACATCATCAGTTGGATTGATCGTCCTGCCGGCATGGACGCTGAAGTTGCAGTAGAACAGCCTGCGCCATTTAATAAGCCAACGCCTGCACCAGTTGCACCTCCAGTGCCGCCCAAGTCAGTGATGGCCGCAGCAGTTGCTGATGACGAGATGTTTTAAAACTTAGCAGTAAAGTGCCTGGGCGTAAAACCCCAGGCTTTTTTTTCCTTTAAATATTGGCAGCCATAAATGCAAGCAGAACAAATAGCCAAGCAGCTCGGCAACGCGAAGAAAGCAAACGGTCAGTGGGTGGCGAGTTGCCCAGTACCGTCACACGGCAAAGGCAACGGCGACAAGAATCCATCTCTCTCCATCGACATCAATGACGAGGGTAAGCCTTTATTCCATTGCCATGGTGGGTGCAGCCAAGAGGATGTCTTCCACACCATCAGGGCATTGCACTTGCTGCCGGAACTGGAAGAACGGCCAGACCCACTCGCCAACATCAAGCCGATACCGAAGGTGGAATTCCAACAGGAGTGGGTATACACCGATGAGAACCGTCAGCCGGTGTTCGTCAAGCAAAGGCTAAAGGTCGGCGCCACCGGCAAGACTTATAGGCTCTACAAGATTGACGAGGCAGGCAGAAAGCAAAGCTCACTCGCTGACGCACGCATAGTCCCCTACAACTTACCGGCACTCTTGGACGCGAAGACAGCCGGACGCAACATCTTCTTGGTGGAGGGCGAGAAGGCCGCCGATGCCATCAAGTCAATTGGCATGATTGCCAGCACCGCGCATACTGGCGCAGGCAGTTGGCCTGCTGCCATCACCGAGTATTTCGCTGGCGCTCAAGTGATCATCCTGCCGGACAACGATGTACCTGGTTGGCAGTACGCGCACAAGGCAGCCGAGGCAATACTGCCCATCGCCAAAAGCCTAAAGGTAGTTGACCTCGGTCTGCAAGGCCAAGGCGATGATGCCTACGAATTCATCGAAGAGGGCGCAGGCCGCGACAAGCTGGTGGCGCTAGTCAAGGCAGCGCCAATCATCACAACGGTGGATCAGGTAACAATGCCCGAAAGGTTAAACCCGATTAATAAGACAAGTATACAAAACGAGGAAATCTTTACAGATCAACTGGATCATGTACAGAAAACGGCAGAAATTGAACATGAGTTTGCGACAGCGCCACCGAAAGAGCCAGCAAAGATTGGCAAGCAGATTGCCATTGAGCATTGGGACAGCATCCAAGACGAGCCGGTGAAGTGGCTGATCCACAGCGTGATTCCTGTGGGCGCGTTCACGGCACTCTACGGACCGCCAGGCTCATTCAAGTCGTTCATTGCCTTGGACATTGCCGAGGCCATCGCCACTGGCCGGCCGTGGATGGGCAATGAGGTATCAGAGCAGGGCGCTGTCTTATATATCTGTGGCGAGGGTTTCGGTGGTGTCGGTGCGCGGATCAAGGCGTGCAAGCAGCACAACCAAACAGATGACGGTGCGCCAATTTATGTGATCAGACACCAATTAAACCTGAGAGCCAGCGTGGAGGACTTCAACGCGCTGATGATCGCCATCGAACTACTGGTCATGGAAACCGGCATCAACTTCAAGATGATCATCATCGATACCTTGGCCAGAGCGTTTGGCGGTGGCAACGAGAACGACAGTGCCGACATGGGTGCGTTCATCACGGCCTGCGGACGCATCCAGCAGATCGTGCAGGACGCTGCCTTGATGATCCTGCACCACAGTGGCAAGGACGCGACCAAAGGACTGCGCGGCCATTCAAGCCTCTTAGGCGCAGTGGACACCGAACTGGAACTCCTGAGATTTGACGAGTCCATGAAGGGACTGATCACCATCAGCAAACAAAAAGATGGTCAGGACAACACGCGCATTGGATTTGAGATGGTCAGCATAGAACTTGAGTCGGCCAACGCATTGCACATTGGTGAACCAGTGACCAGCTTGGCGGTGCAGGCCAGCGAACTCGGAGCGTATGAGCAGGCCAAAAAGACCGGCAAAAGTAACTCAGGCAGCGGCAAAAATCAGCGCATGGAGTTGCACTGTCTGGAGACTGTGATCAAGAGCAATGGTGTACTAAAGTTTATTGAGGGTACTCAACGCAATGCGGTCAGTTTGGAGGCTTGGCGGCAGGAATTGTGGTCAAAGATGGGCTGCGATGAGGAGGATAAAAGCTCATTCAAGATGGCGTGGAAGAGGGCAAAAGAGCGTTTGCAGGACTCAGGACAAGGTGGAATTCGAGACGGTTATGTCTGGTTAGAGCCAAAAACAAACAACAAGGAAGAGTATTGATGCTGTATGAATGTACAGTAACAAGTAACAAACGGTAACAAATGTTACTTGTTTGTTCCGTACAGGTAACAAGTAACAAACCGAGAGTCTATGACTCGGTGGTTTGTTACCAGCTGTATGTGACCAATTGACAATAAACCAAGGAAACCGAAATGGCAACGAAATCAAAAAGCAAACAGCATCCAGCAGCAACGAGTCCAAGTCCACAAGCAGATGCGTGGACGATTCACGTTCAATCCAAACTGGTGGAGTTGGAGGCTGCGAAAGCAGTCAGCGATAGAAAATGGGGTGAAAATCGACTGATTACTTTAGTAGACAGTGGACTTAGAGAGAAATTCTGGATTCAGACCGGCAGAGTGCATCAGGCAGCAATGTCAAAGGATCACGCCAAATTCGATTCAAGTCTGGCGGGAATGATCAGGGCGTATGCAGTGCTCGATCAGTGGGCAACCGATCAAGGGATCACTCCGGCCAGTGACAGCATTCCGAGAATCGAGTGGAAGATGCAAAACGATCAGGTCATGGTGATCGTCAGAACGGTCAACGAAGCTGTGGCCATGCAGCGCGAAAGACAGGAACTGGACAACAAGTTCATCTGGGCAATGGAAGAGTTGGAGGTGATCTTCAACGATCCCATGGTTCAACAGATCATCAAGGTCAAAGCGTTTGATCCAACGGCCAAGGTGGTGAACTTCAAAGCAAACGAGAAATTCGGTGGACAATCAGGCTTTGATGACTTAGAAAACGATCTTCATGCATTTGAAGGTGGTCAACCGGAAATGAAATTCGACAGCAAACTCGCAGGGAGATTAAGAAATGCAGCAAATTAAGCGATTAACGGAATTGATCAAGCAAAAGGTACTGGATGTCATCCAGCGCATTAAAACGGCTCTAGGGCGGGTTTAAGCATGGCAGGAAGACCGAAATTCAAGCAAGACATGGCGCTGCTTGAAGATTTGCCAGATGACATGATCGTTTCGATGTTTGAGGCAGGCAAGTCGCAGACGCAGATTAGTTACGAACTTGGCATCGGGCGCAGGGCGCTTGAGCAATGGATCGAAGATACCGATCCCACTATAATTGCGCGTGCGCGCGCGAAAGCCGCCGATAAACTCGCGGTGGAGACTCTGGACATCGCTGACAGCATGGCCGACAGCAACCCGCAGCGCGATGTCCAGCGCATCCGGACGCGGCAATGGCTGGCCGAAAGGTGGGATCAGAAGACTTATGGCTTACAAAAAGCCGCTTCGGTCAACATCAACATACAGGATCTACGCATGGCGGCACTGCGCCATGTCGAGGTTGTCGATGACTTATCCACAGATAATCGCAATGGTTAAGCACATTGGCCTGTGCATAACTGCGAAGTGCCTGCAAAACAAGCAGAAACAGGCCAATTATCCACAATTGACTTAACATAATGGACATCGTGTTAAATGGATTATGTAAGCGTTTTGTAAGAAAGCATATAGATCAATGACTTACCGATATAGTGCCATGTGGATAACTTTTACGCTGTCAACTGGCGCTGCCGACCGTCCTGCTGGCTGGCGCGGCGCGACGCCCCCCCCTTGCGCTTTGCGGCGGGGGCGACTGATGATGCAACCGAACACCTACCGAATCCCACAGCCTGACACACACCGAACATGACCCTACCCCCCACCCCCACTGCCGCAAAAAAGCGCGTCCCGAAAAAAAATTCTGATGATTTGCTGACGAATAACCCATTTGTCGAATTCGTCAAACTCTACAAGAATAATCCGGTGCTGTTTGTCAGAGAGGTGTTGAACACTGAGCCTGACCCATGGCAGGTGGAATTCTTGAATCACATCGCGTCCGGCAACAGACGCATATCGGTGCGAAGTGGTCACGGTGTGGGGAAGAGTACAGCGTCAGCGTGGGCGATGATCTGGTACTTGCTGCTGCGCTTTCCGGTGAAGGTGGTGGTGACAGCGCCGACAAGCAGCCAGTTGTATGACGCATTGTTTGCCGAGGTTAAGCGTTGGGTGAAGGTGCTGCCGCCGATGCTGGCTGATATGTTGGACGTAAAGCAGGACCGTATTGAGGTGATTGGCGCAAACGAAGAGGCGTTCATCTCAGCGCGTACATCTAGAGCCGAGCAGCCAGAGGCGTTGCAGGGGGTTCACAGTGATCATGTGATGCTGGTGGGGGATGAGGCCAGCGGTATTCCTGAGAAGGTGTTTGAGGCGGCATCTGGCTCGATGTCCGGCCACAACGCCGTCACGCTGTTATTGGGTAATCCGGTGCGTTCCAGCGGGTTCTTTTACGACACCCATAACCGATTGGCGGGAGATTGGGTGACTATGAAGGTGAGTTGCGCCGACTCGCCGAGGGTGAGTGAGGCGTACATCGAGGAGATGAAGTCGCGCTACGGTGAGGAGTCAAATGCCTACCGCATCCGCGTGCTGGGTGAGTTTCCGAAGTCTGACGAAGACACGGTCATACCGATGGAGTTGCTTGACTTGGCGATGAATCGGGATGTGGCGGCATCGCCTTACGCGCCACTGGTGTGGGGATTGGATGTGGCACGCTTTGGCTCGGATCGCTCTGCACTGTGCAAAAGGCGTGGTAACGCGGTGACTGAGCCGATCAAGACTTGGAAAAACTTAGACTTGATGCAGTTGACCGGCGCGGTGGTGGCCGAGTTTGAGGCACTTGCACCGAATGACCGTCCGACAGAGATACTGGTGGACAGCATTGGACTTGGCGCCGGAGTGGTTGACCGGCTGCGGGAATTGAAGCTGCCAGCGCGGGGCATCAATGTCGCGGAGTCACCTGCCATGGGCGGCACTTACAGGAATCTGAAGGCCGAGCTTTGGTACAAGGCCAAGGCTTGGTTGGAGCAGCGGGATTGTCGGCTGCCAAAGGATGAGTTACTGGTGGCCGAGTTGGCGACTGTGCGTTATATGTTTACGAGCAACGGCAAGATTCAGATCGAGAGCAAAGACGAGATCAAGAAGCGTGGTTTAGCATCGCCAGACAAGGCTGATGCGTTTTGTTTGACGTTTGCATCTGATGCGGTGATCGGCATGATGGGGAGTAAGGCTGGCAACAACTGGGCGCAACCGTTGAAAAGAAACCTCTCAAGGGTTGCATAATACGAATTCGTTGGCGCATAGTAACTGGGTCTTCTAAAAGCAGTTTGCTCTAGGTTGGATTCAACCCAGAACTCCCTGCGCCAACACCTAATTCTTTAAGGGGTAAATTATGAAGATGACAAAGGCAGCAAAGAAGGTTGGCAAGGTAATGGGCGAGTACAAGGCTGGCACATTGCACTCTGGCAAGGGCGGCAAAGTAGTCAAGAATCCCAAGCAGGCTATCGCCATTGCGATGTCCGAGGCCAAGATGCCCATGCGCGGTGCGCGTACAGCTAAGAACATGAAGACCAAGGGGATGCGTTAATGGCTACCTTAAAGCGCACCATGGATCAGGCCATGGATCAGGACGAAGGCTATGAGGATGGCGGCGAGAGTTGCCCCATGGCCACACAAGACATCACACTGAACTTGAAGAATCGCGGCAAGGCGATTGAGTCTGCGAACTACGGTCCTGAGAATCCCAAGCTGCCCAACAAGCAGTATTGGATGCAGATGGCGGCTGAGTGGGATGTGTCCGAGGAGGATGCCAAGCAGAGCCGTTGCGGTAACTGCGCGGCGTTCAACCAAGATGATTCCATGCTGGATTGCATCGCCAAGGGCATTGGCGATGAGGGCGACCCTTGGGCGGTGATTGATGCCGGTGACTTGGGTTACTGCGAGATATTCGACTTTAAGTGCGCGTCCAGCCGTACCTGCTCGGCGTGGGTGGTGGACGAAGAGGGCGAGAGCGAGAGCGAAGAGCCTGAGTCCTTGCTGACAATCAAGATTGGGATGAAAAATGAAGACTAAGCCTGGTTTATACGCCAACATCAACGCGAAGCAAAAACGTATCGCCGCAGGCAGCGGCGAGAAGATGAACAAGGTTGGCTCTAAGGCTGCACCGTCTGCCGCCGACTTCAAGCTGGCGGCCAAGACCGCCAAGAAGAAGCCTAAGAAGTGATCTCACCGATATGCATCTCAACAGTACACGGCAAAGGTTTGCGGGTGATGCTCACAAGCATCGCCGAGTATTGTCCAGAAGTGCCTGTCTATTTGCGCGGTCCAGAGTCCATTATTGGCGGCTTTGACGCTGACCTTAAAGTGTTTGGTGCAGCGCACAATTTCGGTGACGACTACAACGAGATCATTGACAAAGCCTTTGCCGATGGTTTTGAATCGGTGATCTGCGCCAACGATGACATCGTGCTGACTCCCAGCAGCTACCGGTTGCTGATGGAGGATGTGGCGCAGTTGAAGGCTGAAACCGGCGAGCCTGTGGGTTGGGTTTCAGCGCGGTGCGATGCGGCAAGGCCGGTGCAAAATATTCGCTCTAACCCCTTTGATCAGAAGCTGCACTACTTCAAGTACCCATACGAGGACGCAATTGTGCCTATGGAATGCCCATCCCCTATCTTTGCATGGATCGGGCGCGATGCGTGGGAGGCTGCGAAGTTTCCACCGCTGAACTGGTACTCGGATGATGTGCATTGCGAGGACTTGCGTGCCGCTGGCTTTCACCATTACCTGAGCAGATCGTATGTGCATCACATTGGCAGCCAGACTGTGGGCATGAACGGTGACGCACTGACCAAGGCCGCGATACCGTGGCTATTAAAAAACAGACCGGAATATGCAAAGCAGTGGTTTAACTCTTAATCTCGGTTCGGGCAAGGATCGCCGTGCCGATTGCGTGAATGCTGACATTCGCGCAGATGTTGGCGCTGATTGGGTGGTGGACATTGGTGCGCCAATGCAGATCGACCGACAGTTTTCAAAGATCATCGCCAATGATGTGATTGAGCACATACCGAACTTAGTGCAGGCCATGACCAACTGCCGTGATTTGTTGGAGATGGGTGGCGAGATGCACATTCATGTGCCGTATGACCTGAGTCATGGCGCGTGGCAAGACCCGACTCATGTGCGTGCATTCAATGAGAAGTCATGGGTGTATTACTGCGAGTGGGCGTGGTACTTGGGCTGGAAAGGTAGTCGGTTTGAGATGGAACATTTGCAAATGAGTCTCAGCAACTACGGTGCGAGCCTAGAATTACCGCAAGAAGAAATACTGCGACTGCCGCGTGCAGTTGAGTCCATGTATGTGATTTTGAAGAAAGTACCCTATGAAAACACCGGCGTGGCAGCGTAGTGAAGGTAAAAATCCCAAAGGCGGCCTAAATGCCAAGGGACGCGCCAGCGCAAAGGCCGAGGGGATGAACTTAAAAGCGCCGGTGAAAACTGGCGACAACCCGCGCAGGGCATCATTCCTTGCGAGAATGGGCAATATGCCTGGCCCGATGGAAAAGAACGGCGAGCCAACCCGATTAGCGTTGTCTCTCAAGGCTTGGGGGGCTAACTCAAAAGAACAGGCGAAGGCCAAGGCAAAAGCCATATCCAGAAGGAACAAGAAATGATCAACGATATGCAAGTGACCACCGACATCGCGGCAGTCAATCCGATGGACGATACCGAGTTGCAGGGCATTGTGGCTGGCGAACTGGAGGATGCCGTCAGCTACATTGATGCCGATGTTTCTCCTATCCGCGCCAAGGGTACAGAGTATTACCGCGGCGACCCCTTTGGCAATGAGGAAGATGGGCGCTCTCAGGTGGTTGCGATGGAGGTGCGAGACACTGTTTCAGCCATGCTGCCAAGTCTGATGAAAGTATTTTTCAGCAGCGAGAATGTCGTTGAGTATGTACCGCGTGGACCGGAGGACGTTGCCAGCACTCAGCAGGCGACCGACTATGCCAATTACATCTTTAGCAACGACAACAACGGTTTCATGACCACCTATGCGTTGTTCAAAGACTCGCTGGTGCGTAAGTGCGGCATCGCCAAATATTGGTGGGATGAAACCGAAGAAGTCAAAATCGATGACTATTCCGGCCTCGATGACCAGACCGTGCAGGTGTTGCTGCAAGAGGGCGCAGAAGTCAAGATTGTGATCAGCTATCCAGACCCATCCATGCCCATGGACATGATGCAGCCACAGGTTGATCCGGCCACCGGACTGCCAATGCCGATGCAGCAACCCATGTTGCATGACGTACAGATCAAGCGCACGATTAAAGATGGCCGTATCCGCATCATGGCCGTGCCACCCGAAGAGTTGGTACTTGATCGCAGAGCTAGATCGTTTGAGGATGCAGGCATCATCGCCCACCGCCAGATGGCGACCGTGGATGATTTGCTCGGCATGGGCTATGAGTTGGATGAGATTGAGGAGAACATCTCCAGCACCGACTTAGACAGCAATGATGAGTATTTAGCGCGGCAGCCACTATCCACCACCATGGGTTCGGGCGACAGTTTGAATCCTGGTCAGCGCCGTGTTTTGTACGTTGAATCCTATATCCGCGTTGACTATGACGGTGACGGCATCGCCGAGTTGCGTAAGGTTTGCTGCATGGGGTCTGGCTACACCGTGGTGCGTAACCTGCCCGCTAGCTACATCCCATTCGTTGACTTTCCATGTGATCCAGAGCCACACACATCGCCACTTGAGGCCATGTCGACATTCGATCTGACGCATGACATTCAAGAAATCAAATCCGAAATATTGCGAAATACCTTGGATTCGCTGGCGCAGTCTATTCATCCGCGCACGGCGGTGGTTGAGGGTCAGGTCAATATTGATGATGTGCTCAATAACGAAACAGGTGCAATTATTCGGATGCGTGCGCCAGGCATGGTGCAGCCGTTCTCTACCCCATTTGTTGGACAGGCCGCATTTCCCATGCTGGACTACATGGATCAGATGCGCGAAGACCGCACCGGCATGAGCAAGGCCGCGATGGGACTTGATCCTGATGCCTTGCAGTCAACCACCAAGGCGGCGGTGGCCGCAACCGTCAGCGCCAGCCAGAGCCGTTTGGAGTTGCAGGCTCGACTCTTGGCCGAGGGCATGAAAAAGCTATTCAAGGGCATCTTGTATCTGATGACAACGCATCAGGACAAGCCTCGCATGGTGCGCCTACGCAATGAGTGGGTGCAGATTGATCCTCGCGTCTGGAATGCAAACATGGATGTGACCATCAATATTGGTCTGGGCAATGGCGACACCAACGAGCGCATACAGGGCTTGACCATGATTGCCGGTAAGCAAGAGCAGATCATGCAGCAGTTTGGTTTGTCTAATCCTGTCGTGACACCGGCCATGTACATCCGCACTCTCCAGAAGATCATTGAGTTGTCTGGATTTAAGGATGCATCCAGCTACATACAGACGCTGCCGCCTGACTATCAGATGCCGCAGGCCGATGCACCGAAACCGACACCAGAAGAAGTGCTGGCGCAGGTGCAGGCTCAGTCGATCCAAGCCGACATCCAGAAGAAGGCTGCCGAGTTGGAATTGAAGCGCGAGCAGATGATCCGCGATGACGATTACCGTAGAGATCAAATGGCGCAAGACTTAATGCTCAAAAAATACGAACTTGAGTTAAAGTACCAGACACAAATTAGCACTGCTGAGATTCAAGCGCAGCAGTCTATGGATCGGGAGGCGATGGCGCAAGAGTCTGCAATTATCCAACAGGCTGTGCAGACAGCGGCGAATGTGCCTCCACCCATCAACCTTAATGGAATGGTTTAAATGAGTGATGACGCAGTACGCAAAGGCCAAAAAGCCAGCCAATTGATGCAAGACGAAGTCTTCTCTGCTGTTTTGGAAAAAATGCGAAATGATCAATATTGGGTTTTTGAGTCGAGTAAACCCGAAGAAACTGCCAAGCGCGAGATTGCTTGGTCAATGCTCAAGGCTATTGAAAACTTCCGCATTGAAGCCACCAAAATGATCGACAACGGCAAGGTGGCACAGCGTGCCATTGAACGCGCAACCAAAAATATTGTTTAATTAGGAAATAGACCATGCAAACAGTAGCACCAACGCCAGCAGGCAGTGCAGCCCAAGGTCCAATGAATGTGGCTGAAGCAGCCAATGCACTTGCAGGAATACTCCCCGAAGAGGGACAAGAGGATTCAGGCGAGGCGCAGTTGCCCGAAGAGGGCGCGGCGGCAGATGAGGAGTTATCAACAGAAGCAGACGCGGTTGATAATGAAACTGATGCCGAACAATCCGAAGAAGATGATTATTCTGAAGAGGAAGAACAGCCACAAGTCTTCACCGTCAAGGTTGACGGTAAAGAAGTCGATGTGACGCTGGAGGAACTCCAGAAGGGATATTCAAGGACTCAGGATTACACACGCAAAACGCAGCAAATTGCCGAGGTGCGAAAGCACGCTGAGGCAGAGTTGCAGGCAGTGCGTGCCGAGCGTGAGCAATACGCTCAATTATTAGGTGCTCTAGAGGCACAGGTTCAGCAGGCAGCGCAGCCGAACATTGATTGGGAACGTCTCAGAAATGAAGACCCCATTGAGTATGTGACGCAGCGCGAGATGATGCGTGAAAACCAAGAGAAGAACGCAGCTATCCAATCGGAAAAGCAGCGACTCTCTGAGTTGTCACAGCAAGAGCAGATGCAATATCGCAATCAGATGTTGCAGCAGGAGCAAGAGGCGTTGGTGGCGGCTATACCTGAGTGGAAAGACTCAAAGAAAGCCGCAGCCGAAAAAGCCATGCTTGTTCAATTCGGCCAGAAGGCTGGATTCTCACCTGATGAACTGAAGAATGTTGTAGATCACAGGGCGGTTGTGATGTTGCGTAAGGCAGCGTTATACGACCAGATGATGTCCAAGCGTGGACAGATTAAGCCGGTGACGAACAATGGCCCAAGACCCGCAAAGCCTGGTGCAGCGGGAAGAGTTTCTAATAATACTGAGACATTGCGAGCACAACAGCGCGTCGCGAAAACTGGCCGTGTCGATGACGCGGCCAATGCAATCTTTCAACTCTTGAAATAAGGAAAAATAATGGCTATCGTAACGAACACATTTACAACCTATAGTGCTAAAGGCATTCGGGAAGATCTTTCAAATGTAATAACTAATATCTCACCAGAAGAAACTCCATACCAATCCAACATTGGCCGCGAAACAATTACCAACACTCTGTTTGAGTGGCAGACAGATGCATTGGATTCTGCTGCTGCTAACGCACAGCTTGAAGGTGATGATGTAACTTTTAACTCAGTCACAGCTACTGTTCGTTTGACCAACTACGCTCAGATTTCACGCAAGACTATTGTCTTGTCGAACACTGAAGAAGTTGTCAATAAAGCAGGCCGCCGTTCTGAGTTGGCCTATCAGATCGCCAAGCGCGGCTCTGAACTCAAGCGCGACCAAGAATTTGTTTTCTTGAACGGCGGTATTGCTGTTGCTGGTAACACCACCACAGCTCGCGTGACTGCCTCTTTGGGTGCTTTCATCAAAACCAACGTGGACTATGACACCACCAACGGCGTAAATCCTAGCTACAGCACCTTGCCTAACTCAGCTCGCACTGACGGCACTGTGCGTACTTTCACTGAAACCATTCTCAAGAATGTGATTCAAAAAGTATGGACACAAGGCGGCACACCTAAGATTTTGATGGTTGGTCCTGTCAACAAGCAGCGCGTGTCAGGTTTCTCTGGCATCGCATCAGCTCGTTACAACATCAATGGTGGGGACCGTCCTGCAACCATCATCGGGGCCGCGGACATCTACGTCAGCGACTTCGGCCAAGTTCAGGTCGTACCCAACCGCTTCCAACGCGAGCGTGACGCTTGGGTGCTTGATCCTGAGTACGCAAAAATGGTTGTCCTGCGTCCTTACCAACAAGTCGAGTTGGCAAAGACTGGTGACGCCGAGAAGCGTATGCTTTTGGTCGAATGGGGCCACAAGGTCTTGGCAGAAAACGCACACGGTCTGGCAGCAGACTTGGTAACTTCTTAAACG